TTAATTCTGGAAATTGATAAAAAAAAAAATAAATCAATTATTGTACGCTCTTTCGTTCAATGACGTTGACGTATTTATTGACATTTTATTGAAGGAAAATGTTATCATTGTCCAAGATAATGACTTTGATAGTATTTCGCAAATTCGAAGCATTGCTTTGTATGTGAAGGATTATTTGCAACATCTGGATATCATGAAACTTGTTAACGATATACAAATGGACACGACCATCGATCTACAACACACAAATTTCAGACTAAATGAAAAATATTATTTGATTTCACGAACACTTACTTTATTGGAGGGGACATGCAAGGGATTATCTGACGATTTCTCCTATGTCAGAACAATGATGCAAGGATTACTAGACATTGATATCAACTTTGATATGCTTATTGGTAAAATTCAATTTGATATAAATCATTTGACAAAAAAAATCTAATCGAAAATAAAAAATAAGGACAAAGTATACGTGATGCCTTATGTTTTAATAGAAAAATGTCCAACGCATATACTACGAACAAAGTTGTCTTCATTTAATATCGAATGTAAAAATAAGCGGCGAAAAGAGTTAATATGTTTATTAAAAAGTCGCGGGGTACTTTTATTAGAATCGAATCATGATACGAGCAATGAAAACACACACGATTTGAAAACATTCAATTTGTCTTCCAATCCATTGTATTCCGACATCCCACACGGTGACTGTTTGTCAACTTCGTCTATCGAGAAACACGATGAATGGGTGTTACTCGAAAGTAAAAGCGTTGATTACGAACCGGAAAATACAATAGAACCCTTAACAAAACGACCAACACCTCGGTATTCTGACGCAAGATTTACGGACGTAACCATCACGAATAATTTGGAGATTAGGGAAAATTTGTTTATCAATTCGGTGAACATGACCAAAGAAATTGCGGATGTGAAAGTGTTAAAGGATAATGTGGAACAAAACGTGTCCGATTTAAATGGTTCCGTCCAAATTATGCGCAATGTGATTGAATCGTTCCCAAACAAACAGTTGAGCGTATACAACATTGCTAGTGAAATATCTTACTCGAACTATCAAGATATGATTTCCCCTTCCTCGATATCAATTGAGGACGCGTCCTTTTTTGGTAGATTAGAAGATTCTACCGTTCATTTGGATTTGCAGTTCATAGTCAGTAATATCATTCCTTATGACGAATTCACGTTGGAATTACCACACGAAATAGACGGGATTCTGGATGTTATACCGGCAACTGTTGTTGTGTATTTCAATTTTAATGAGACAGATAATACCTGGGGTTCAAAATCGTTCATCTCTCAAGCGTACATCAATTCGAAGATATCTAAAACCAAATTGTTCATACACTCGACGCTTTTTAGGGACCCACTTGTTCCACTGAACAAATTTAAAATTTTCGTAAATTTAAAGTACTTCTCAAAATTAGACGAAGACACTTTGTCTCCTGTGCGCTTCAGTTCGCTCCATTACAAAGAGGATCAGCAAGTTGATGAAGATACAATCGATGTAAAATGGCAGTGGACTGTTTTGGATAACCGTATACAACTTTTAGGAAATTTTGTAGTCTCGTCTCCCTCTAGTCAAACCATAGAGGTTCGTTTACCAGTCATTGCAAACATGGTACCGGCAATGGACATTATTGGTTACGGACGAATATCATATGGCATAGATCCGCTCGGAGTCGATGTGTATGCATCAAACACACCTCTTGTGATGATATCCAAGTTTAAACCTGATAAACTGCAGATTAATTCAATGCTTTTTTCAAACGATTCGAATGTTTATCACATCTCGGCACACATTGCGTATATGAAGAATTTCGAGAATGAGATTCTTTCCATCACGTTTGATAAAAAATATTACCAACGCGACTCTGTCATAAAACTGACATTTAAAACAAGAACACCAATAAACTCGTTTTATTTATCGGAAATAACATTATTTTCACCATGGTCTTCCGCTTCTGGCGAAAACATTTCAGACAAGTTATATGGCTCACAAAAGCGATGGTTTGTCGACATACCAGTACCCTCTGACAGTAGTCCCGGTATGGTGTTTGTTACAATTCGTCTGCATCATATCGAATACAGTATGAACGCGGTTAGTTTCATCGACATTTCTGGTGCGAGTGATGTACGAACGTTTGAGGTGTACAAAACGGATATAAACTCCTTGGACCTATTATTGGGTGAATTAGAGGATGACACGAATATGCCACATCAGGTGAAAATAGAAGCTAAACGTAAATCAAATAACAGAGTCGATTTTAGTCAAATTGTGTCATCAACGTTCTCCATTGATTCGGAGACACTCGATGTACATATTGATGGTCTGGTCGACAACACAGAATACACTATCGTGGTCACTTTGATTGACGAATTTAGCAGAGTCATTGTTTTTGAGCATCCCGACACATTCACAACATTGAATATTACTGAACCAACGTTTTACGATATGAATCATATTGTTAAACACAATCAGATTGAAATTCACGGTAATATTAATTATGACGACGAACTATACTGGCGATTATGGGCGACAACCACGCCGGCCATTGACTGGAACGTGTATTTAGATGATTACAAACTATGGACTACCAATGAGGAAATGATTTTTGGAAATGTGGGACATTTGGACGAAAACATCACCGTGGTTCTCGACAAAGAAATGGGATATTCGATACAAGACTCGAATATTAGTACTGTTTACATTCATTTACTGGCGGTCAACGGAGAACCTCCAACACACAACTTTTACACATCGAATCCAATTCAAATCAACAAGATTGTTTCGTCCCATTCAAATCTGTTCTATTCAACCGTTCAAGACATAACGTTTCAGGTATCCACGTTATATGAAGCCACTGTACAAGACTTTTTTACCAAGACTATAAAAATAGGTTCTCACGATTATACTTGTGACGTTCAACAAGACGACACTACAACGTTCACGTTTACAATTAGTAACAATACATCGCCGCAACAGAGCAATATTATTGAGTTTAGTACGAGTTTGTTGAATTCGGTGCATCAAAACACGAACAGTTTATATTCCCCGAATGTGTTTACGTCAATAGACATCGTGTTTGAGGAATTTAGATACGATACCGCCGTGGCGAACATACAAAGCTTTTCTGTCGACAACGATATGTTACACGACATGTTATTCATCATTCAACCCGTAGGCAATGCTCACAACAATATCGAAATATATCGTTCGGAATATATATCCAGAAATGATTATAACAAAACGGTTCAAATTGAAAATCTTTGGCCAAATACGGTTTATAAAACCGAATGTCACATCACCGACAAACTGAATCGAACGGTTATAATCACTGGAAATGATATAACCACTACAAATGTACCTACCATTCATGAAGTTCATTTGAGTCAAGATATCGACACGATTATTGTTACCTCAGAGGTGTATACGAATGATTCTATAGGAGATTTGGGTAGCATAAAATGGTTTGCTGCTGCGTATGCTAGCCCCGTGTCCGACAATAATATTATCGTAAATAACGCAGTGAATATCGACAACGCGAGTATCTATTGCAACGGGTTTTTGGACTCTATCGTTGATTCGAATTCGTTTTATTCCGTCGACAAAGTTCATGTGTACATTTTTTTTAAATACGGACAAAATTCACTTTATATGTCCAATGTTTTACATAAAGAAATGAATATTGTTGGAATAAAAAATTCAAGCATATACTCCGATAATTTGTTTTATACTTCGGATGATGATATTGTGTTCTACTTGGAAACATTACAAAACAGCCAAGTGTCCGACTTTTCGAATATCAGTTTATCCATAAATAACTATGTATTGAACAATTACGATATCTCGGTTTGGTCGAACGACAACTATTTGTGGAACCTAGAAATCTCCAATATTCAGTCCGACCACACCGGTTTCATAAACATGTCTCTAGATTTTAACGACACCAACGTTTCAACCAATAATATATATATCTACGACAAGACCATCGTACAATCAATCGATGTATACATTTTGAATAATGAACAAGGTAACTTTTTAATAATATCTGGTATTGACGATGACTCGGAATTACCACACACGTTGGATATTTATCGATTAGATCAAGAAAATATAACATTAGGAACGTACGAAAATATAACGAAAAACTCAACCATACAGTTGGCATTAACCGATTATGATGCAAAGTATGATGTGCTCAAAATATGTATGACAGATGCTCTCAATAGAAATAGATGCTTTTATTATCCCGATATACAAATAGGAATACTGAGAATAAAGAATATAACATACACGTATGATATCGAAAACACTCAATATAAGATATCATTCGAAATGCATTCGTTTATATACAAAGACGATTCGTCGCATATAATAGAGTTTTTCATTAATGATACAAAAGTGTATATGGTGCAACATAATAGAACGTCGTCGCGTTATACAATAGACAATTTAATTATACCTTCACACGGATTACAGACCTTAAGTGCATCCATTTTAAATTTAACGAACAATCAAAGTGCAACAACCGTTCTTGGAGAAATTTTTGTACCAGAATACAGAATTTATGCATAAATGTTCGTCAAAATGAACTATTATTTTTGTTATTTATGATAAGGTGATTTTTAAACTTAAATTCATATGGAAAATACGAAACAGATTTTATTCATAGACAGTAACGGACTTCCGAGAAACGGAACATTCGAAAAGTTTTATGCAGAAGGGGTCATTATGTACTCAAACCCTAGTGTCAGACTTGTTGAAAACGAACCTCAAGTTGACGACTATACTCTGAACATTAACGGATATGTAATCGCTGATAAATTTAAAGGTCGGAGTGACGAGCGATTGAAATCAGATATAAGTAACATATCAAATGGACTGGAACTTATAAAAAAGCTTACCGGAAAGAGTTATAAACTAAGAAATGATGATAATATTTCACATGGTTTAATTGCTCAAGAAGTACAAAATGTTTTACCCTCCATAACATCCATTGATGACGATGGTTATTTGAACATTAATTACATTGAACTTATTCCATTTTTAATAGAATCTATAAAAAAACTGGACGATAAATTAAACTTATTGATAAACTCAATAAATGCGTAATTTGGGATACTTTTATTTATGTTAGTTGTGTATAATGAGTAGCGACGTTTCGTTGACTAACTTGGAGCTTGAATTCTCAGATACATCGGATACTCAATCTTTGTATATTAGTTTAAAACCCAGATTTCGTTCATTAGAAAATTTATCATCGTTTTTCGTGTCCGATAATATAGGCGACGTAGATGATGGTAACACAACATCAATAGGATCATCATTTTTATCAACCTTAAATTTTACTGTAGCCAATATAACATGTTCAGATTCTATCAAGTTATCTGACACAATAAGTTTAACGTCCGATGGCACCGTATCCGCAACAACCATGATGTTGAAAAATAGCAAGGGGTTCGAGTTGTATCAGGATAACGAATTTGTGTCAAAAACGGATATAGAATATTATATTGATGACAAATATTACACAAAAGATTTATCTAACGTTCGTTTTGTAACGTATAGTAATTTTCAAAGTCAGATAACATTGTACGAATTGCAGAATTTGAACCAAGTCAGTAACATCGTGTCCGATTATGTAACAGATTGGTTCGCAAATACGCATTATATAACCGATATCAATTTTGTGGAACAAATAAATATACACAATCTTATCGACGAAAGCTATTTGGAAAACTATTTATTAAGCACATATGACAATTTTAATGATTACGTAACATTGTCTAATATAAACGAAATCGACACACATGTCGACGGTTTAATCAGCACGAATAATTTAAATTATTATGTGAAGACCGAAGTCGAACAAAATTTCGTATCGTATTCGAATTTACATGACAATGTTTCGGCGATTAACTCCGTGTTGAAGCTGACCAACGAAACGTTCGTTGAACAAGTGATTTCAAGTCTGGAAACCAGTGTTAATACAAATTATTACAACAAAAACGACATCGATGTCTTTAGGAGCACACAGAGTGCAAATGTGACCGATCTATCCAACGTTCTATCGAGTATGTATTATACGAAACAAAACATTGATTCATTGTTCGATTCTAACGATATTTCGGACTTTGAGTTTTTTCAAAATTCGATTTCCACGTCATTACAATCTTATTACAATAAATCGAACGTCGATACACTCGTAAACAACGCGGTTGGTACGTTAAACAATACGATTGACACGTTAGACGCGAATATTGTATTTATTCAAGAAAACATATCTTCGTTGTATCAATTAAATACAAATTTTGAAAGCAATGTTAACAATTCTTTTCAAAAGGTTACATCAAACATCGATAATGTGTCGGCCAATCTGGATACCATCGAAATAGCGCACGCCTCGTTACAAAGTTACTGTGAGGGAAATATCAATATTTTATTCGATACATGCAATATATTGACAAATGACACGAATGTCATTCGCAATTCGTTTAATAACTATTACGACAAGAGTAATGTGGATGGTATGTTCTCAACGCATGAGTTAAGAATATTGACAGAAGTGCAAGGAAACATCAATACATTGAGTCATACTCTGAACCAAGACTATTATACGAGAATAGAAACCGACTCTATCATTACGTCCAATTTGACTGAAATGAGTAATGAGATGAACGCATTATTTTACGATAAACCGTACATTGATAATGAAATATTGTTGTTAAACAACGCTTTGGCCAATGTAGGTACAGTGGACATTACATTGACGGATTATTACGACAAATCAAATATTGATAACATGTTTGACCATTATTATACAAAAGCAAACGTCGACACTTTATTAACGAATATAGTCCGAGACACCGATTTAAACGTAGTTGTGGAAAATGTGTACAACAAAGATGAAATAGGAAACATTGTTGCAAATCTGTCGACACAAATAACCGAGATAACATCCAACACAACAGCCGGGATCACAACAAGCCAGTTTGAAGAATTGT